ACTTGGAACTTTATCACCCGAAATGGTTGTTGTTAATGTTGGAGCTGATGCTGGTGCAGGAATTCCAATTCGTCTAACAGTAGTATCTTCAATAAGTAAATTATCAAAACCATTAAATAAAAATGCTAAATTCCTAAACTGAATCAAGCTGGGTTTAACACCATCACGAAGCCCTGATTGCAATGTTGTAGGAATTGCCGACCCTGTAAAATATCCTAAAACTCCAGAACTTCCAGTCAGGGTAGTCGCTTCACCATATAGTAAAATACGTCGAGTACCATCTGTACCTACATAATCAAGCCCACCGCGTCCGTTGTAGCTTCCCCAAGTTGTTATGGAAGTGTAGCCTGCTCGTTTTTTCGCTAAATCATCTTCTACTAGATCTGTATTATCTGCAATAGATACAGTACCAGCCAGCTCGCGAGAACCCAATGCTGTTGTGTTGTCCACCCCATTTACGAATGACGGATATTGGATGTCTATTTCATTTCGTATGGGCATTTAGTATCCTGAGGTGCTCCACCATTTTCGGAGATAATCGTTGTAGCTTTGTCCGGTAGCGGCCACTTCTTCTTCCCAAAATTTAAAACGCGCACCAGAATCAAGATGTTTCATATCTGCTTGAACAGCCAGATAGATAAGACTATGCTGCAACTGGGGTGTACCAATTTCTTGTAACAAAGCTGTTCGTCTCGAATCATCATATTTCAGCATTCCTTCAGCTAACACCATCTTATCAATAATATGATGGACATAATCAGGTATTCCACACACAGACTCTAGATCGTTATTATCAGCCGTCGGTAGAATTGGTTTTGCAAGATACAGATACTTCATGGTATAGATACCGTCTGGTTCATCACTAAGAAGAATAGTCTTTGCACCCCAAGGAGCATAGAATTGAGGTTTGCCAGAAGTATCCTCTTTAGGCCACCTTTTACGAATATCTCTAAGATCGACTTTAGTTAAGAAACGCCCATTAGTGGTATCATAAAGAACTTCGAGATCTTGTGATGATCTAATGTCTGTACTGGAGGCCGACAATGTATAGGATTCGGTACCAGCTACCGTTGCAAAAGTCCCTGTCTTATGTCTAAACTCCCAATCGTGCATGTCATAAAATGCAAAGAGAACACTGTTTAATTTACTTGCTAAATGGGTACGAAATTCTGTGCTATCATCACCAAGAATTAGAGCAGCATTATCTAAGATATTACCTCGTGTAAGGGACATAGAAATCCTAACTTGTTATGTGTTGAACATAAATACGGGGATAGTCAAATTGTCTAGTGGAAAAATCTAGCTTGAACTCTTTTTTCGCCTTCTCTTCCGAGATATAACCACGACGACAGAGATCACTTAAAATAGCCTTTTGACCTCGCCATAAAATCTCTTCCAAAGTTTGTTTATCACTAGGACAAAATCCATACTTATCCATATATTTTAAGGTATCAAAATCATCTCTTTTTTGAAGAACTTCCATATTGACTCCCGCAATACTATGAACAGGAACAAAAAACTGTGGAATACCATAAATATACTTATTTCCATAATATAGGCCACATTCTGGATAATCTGGGTGGGTCCAAGCAATCCGATCATAATCTACCCTTAATAATGGATTTAGTTTTTTTAATTTTTTAGCAAAGTCTCTAGTTGTGCATCCGTTCATAAATCTCCGAAAGATTATTAGAAAGGGGGTAATCACTTACCCCCAATCTACTAACCTCCAGTGGCGGCACCGCGAATTTGAAGACAAAGGTCTGGAGATGCACCGTTGTGGTTGCTAAATTGACCACCAACATACTTAACTCCAAACTGTAGCTTATATCCAACAGTCGCAATCTGATTAAGAGGATCGCTCGTTCCACCAGCACCTAACTGCTTTACAATAAGATCAACATGATCTTTATCAAAAGAGGTGCAAGCAAAAGCATCTTTAGCAAACATGAGAGTGCGATAAACGTTCACAGAACCAGCGTTAGCTACATAAGTCATAGCATTACTCTTCACAATACGAGCTTGATAAACTTTACCGATTTCTCCGTTAAGAGGTTTGTCAGCAAGACCGGCAACATACTTATTCAACTCCTGAAAACCTCCAGCGGAAGTATCAGCCATGATGTCAGAGGCAACACGAGAAGGAACAACCCAAATATACTCTCCATCGATGGATGGAGCATCTTGAGCGTCCAACTCACGAACAGCTTTAATCGCATCTTGTGCGATAAATGTCATTGCTGATGTCACTGTCGCATCTGAAACAGCCGTTGAAGCATATTGAATATTGGATGTTGCATTAGCAAGCAAATGATCGCGAATAATCTCATCAGTAGATTTAGCGGCGGTATAGCCCAACTCATCTGATACATCTTCCAATACGGGGTCAATGGCAGTCATGATTAATTTATCACTCAACGAAAGATACTTACCATATTGTTTAACAGTTACCGTATATTTATTTGTTGCAATTGTTGCGGATGAGGGGACCACGCCTTCTGTAAGTTCTGAAGTACTGCTTGCAACATGACCAAATTTCAGCATGTATGAATCAACGCCGTTTCCACGGGGATGAATTTTCTTTTTTCCAAGCCCCCACAATTTTAGATTATTTTTGGCTGCCTCAAGTAAACCTTTATGATAGTAGGTATGTATATTATTTGGCAGCGTTAATGTTGTTTCCATGTTTATTCCTTAAACGAGTTAATTATTCAGAAAGACGTCCTTTTAGAATTTCCTTCTTCATCTCTTCTCGCGATAGTTGGTTAAAGGGTATTTTAGCATGACCTTTAGAACCTGATGCGCCTTCGCCGGTTGCGCGAGATTTTTTTTCACCGAGTTTTACTCCCTCTTGCTTACCTTTCTTTTCTGCAATCTTTGTACGCTCTTCAGCCTTCATTCCTTTTGCAGTCAAAAATAACCAATCCAATAAAACTGGATTTCGTTTTTGTTCGGGAGTAAGAATACCTGATAAATTTGTTGCAATTTGAACCATTGTTGGCTCAAGTTCTTGAAACTCTTTATTGGCCATTCTTGTTTTATACTCGATATTAAATTGTCTCTCTTCGGCTTCAGCTTGAAGTACCTGAGTTTTACGATCAACAATTCTTTCAATCGCGTCTACAGGATCTTTCAACACCTGTTCCTTAAAGTCCTCGATTCGCTTAGTAGGATCAACCGTATTCTTTTGCGCGTTAATCTGTCTCTGCAAATCATGCAATTCCTGACTTCGCCTTGAGGAAAAAACCTCTAAGTTTCGATAACTCTCGGCTAGTTTATCTGCTTCATTTTTACGGAAACGGCCCGGAATAAGCCATTCTTCGCCAGAAGTTCCAGCTTCATCCGAAGCTGCTTCTTGGGGTGCTTCAGAAGCATCGCTTGACGCTTCGGGGGTTGACTCCTGATGTTCTGGATTTGCTGCCTCCTCAGAAACAGTTTCCTTCTCAGTTTCGTCGATATTCATTTTTTCTCCTTGCGACTACGAATCTAGTCCGTATTGGTCGCGTTCTTGTTGTTCAAGATCTAAGGTTTCGAGTCTCCCACTCATTTCATCATATTCATTTTTGAAATTAACGGGTAACTCTACCAAAGATTTATAAGCTTTTTTTCGTTCCTGTAGTCGTCGAATTTGTTCTATGTTGTCGGCCTCATCTAAATCGTCACTAATATGACCGATCTGAGCACTAAACTGTTTTTCAATAACACGCCACCCTGGTGTTCTGAATGTCTCAAGAATTTCGGTAAGCTCCGCCAATCTCATCGCAACGAGATTACGTTCTTCCATACTCATAGACTCTCCTATTGTTGTACAGGTTGAATGGGGTTTCCAGATTCATCAACCTGCATTACATTCACCGGTTGTCCGTTGGTGTCCATTAACTGTCCTTGAGGTGTTGCTACAACAGTTGTGGTCGATGGGCCAATATATTTCTCAGGGCGTGCAAAACCTAATGTTTTAGCCATGTCTTTAATTAGTTCTTCGAAATTAATATTAATGTTTGGCTTAACCTTTACAACCTGTCCAAGTGTCTGGAGAAAATAAGCCATGCTGTCTTTTTTCTCAGCCATCTTTAATTTATCTGGACTGCTAGTCGGTTTATAATCAACACGTCGCAAAAAAGCATCTGGAGAAACAGATCGATATGGGTTTTTAATGTCTTCCCCTGCCAAACGATAGTACATGTCATCTGTAACAAGGTCGCGATTCATCCAATTTAAAATATCGGCAAGAGGCTTAAAAAACTGTTCTTGAAGTAAGCGTGCTTTTGTTAGTAATCGAAGGTTTGATTTACCCACAAGAAAATTAACTCCAGTAGCTGTTGAGCCGAAAGCCGCTCCAACATTCGATACATCCTGTCTTGGGTTAATGATTTCAGTAGTATTTTGGATGTCAAAATCAATACGAGCTAATTCATTAACACTGGAAACTGTAACTTGTCCCATTTCCATAGGACGAATGCCATTTAAATCATTAGTAAGGATGATCTTGTTGGGAGCTGTGTAGAGTTCTCTAAGATTAACACCAGCTTGTCGTTCGACCAACCAAACTCGATTGAGGGAAAGATTTGCAACATCAAGTCTAGCATTTCTAAGAGCTGTGGATTCTTGAATAAGTCCTTTGATGTGGTGCAACTCTCCGTAACCGTAAGGTTCTCCTTCAATCGCATAATCATTACTCATTATAAATGGCTTAAATTTAAAAGAAAGTGGGTTTTCTTCAAAACGTAGTAATAGCTTTTCTTCACCAACAACGGCTACAGCAATAATATACTGTTCAGCTTTTTCGCCTTTTTCTTTTCTATACTCACCCCAGTATTCAAGAATTTCGACTTGACCCTTATACTTGGATAATCCTTTTGCTGGGTTTTTAAGGGACAGGTCGGTTCTCTTTGGGGTATCTAAGGCTGTTCCACCGTCTCCTGTTATTTTGTGATCTTCTTCATTATTTTCTAACAAATACTTAATCTGATCGTGAGCTCTCGCATAGAGGGGGTTATCCAACAAGTCTTCTAGGTTTCTATAGACACGATCAATTACCCATGACATTTTTTGAACATCGCAGCTTGAGGCTCCGCGTGGCACAAAAAAATCAAAAATTGATCGGTTATAAAATCTAGGGCCTTCATGCTTTTTATATTCTTCTGTTTTCTTTTGTGTAATAAAGGAGACAAAGGGGCTACCAGTTTGAGGATCAATTCCTATTTGAGGAATTTGCTCTTCCGACTCCAATTCAATTAAATCAGTTTCCCAATTAATTTTTAAAACAGCATTTCCATATTTTCCTACATTACGAATCCAGGGAACCCAGGCAGATAAAAAGCNNTACGGCCCGTGTACTGAATATATGGCGATTCCCCCACCATTGTCTCAGTCATCTGGCTTACGAAGGATTCTACCTGTTGAAATGCCAACGGCAGCTCTAAATTGGCTCTGGACGCATTGACATTTGTTTTGGTGCCTCCACTCATGTAGAGATGATCGAAGAAGTTAAAACTTTTAAACTTATTTTCATAGAAAGATAATGAATCCGTCTTACACTCGTAGACGTATTGAATAATCTTTTCCTCTTCTTGTGGAGTTAGAGATACCTTTTTTGATTCGTTTTCTTTATTATCATCTGTTTCATTATCGTTCATAGTGTACTCTAAAAGATATTATCATCAAAATTAAATGACTCTGAGGTCGGAAATCCAGTGTGGGGATCATACTTTATATTGGGTCCTGCCGACTCATCCGTTAATCGTTCACCTTCGGTAATTAGTCTTGCCTGTTCCCATGCAAGGGCGAGTGCAATAACTCTATCGTCGTGAGCTCGACCGGGAGCTCCCAACCGACCTGTAACATTATCACGAATAAAACCATTCATTTCCCTAATGGTGTAACCATCAGCTGTAATTAGATCACCAAGCTTTAATGCTTTTTTAAGATTTTCAATGAGAAACGGCTTGGTTTGTCCATTTGTATGAAATCCAACAGTTTTAGTTCTTTTTTGTGTAAACTGATCAAAAGTCATACGTTTATACAAATTGGGATAAGCTAACCCACCGATGGCCCCACTGAGGTGGGAAATAACTGAATGTCCGTGATTATTTGCTTCTATACAAATAAACGCTTTATTGTACCAATGCCCGAGCTTATACAGCTCAATAGCATAATTATCGGTGTCAATGTTATTACTCCAATAGCAAGCCACGTGCATACCTGTCCGACAATCAATAACACTAGCACACGAAGCATCCCCGTTTGTACCCTCTGCCACGTCTGCGCCAATTGCATATATGGACCCCTCTTTTGGCTTTTGCCAAATCCGGTGACCACAATATGTTTTTAAATCCGCTGCCGGGACTGATTGAAATCTTATAATCATCCGATAACCAAATCACCTGTGAAGGCAGGCAACCTTTCAAGTTTCCAAAGAGCGTGCAATACGTCCGCACTAAATACAGAGCTGGACCCAGATAAAAAACATGTTTTGGGGTCCTCGGGATATTTACGCATAAATTCAGCTTCACTACCACCAGACTCCGAGATTTTCAATCGACGCCACATAATGTGTTCAGGGGTTAACTGATTCTCTTTCATGAGAATCATTTCTTTATCAGTTAACTTAAAATTATTATTAGCGCGTAATTGAGCTAAATCTTCCTCTTCCGGATAGTGAAACCACCAAGGATAAAAATGACCTGTGTAAAGACAGGGTTCGCCTTTTAACCAAAGATCCCATAAATCATAAAACATTCCCGAAGCAATATCGGGGGTCGTTTCCATAATAACATGAGAAGTTAGAGGCACTGATTCAATTGATTCGGAAATCCGTGAATCTTCAACGAAACAAGCTTCTGAAATATGTAGAAAGTCTAGGGTAAGTCCTTTTGATTCGGTACAGACAATTAGTTCAGATCCGGTTTCTTTAATTGCTAATTCAGAAACATTATCACGACTATTGGTAACGGGATAAAAATCGCCCCAATCCTTTTGAAATTGTTGGAAGGCTGATTTAGTAATGCGAAAAAATTTTTTAACATTATCACGAACGTGGGCCATAATAGCTGATGTAGTGCCGGGTTCGAATAATGCTTTATCGAGTGCAACAATACATGAAAGGGTGGTAACACCGCCTTGACGCATTTTGAGGATTAAATCTCTGTTTGTTCTATTTTTCCAGAAATTATCCTGCATTTTATTCATGGTGAAAAACTGAAATCTTGAGGTCTCACCGGGACTTGGTCTTTTTGGCCGAATCCGGTATAGATTATTCAGTCTTTCATAGGACCCCATTTCTAGGCACTTTTCTTTAAAAAAAGATTGTAGATAATTTGAGGTTTTTTTAGAGTCAATTAGACTCTGTAATTCATTATAAACTGCCTGAAACTTAGGGGTAAAACCCATATTGTGTGGGGTGGGGTGTTGGGGGCCACGCGAGAACTGATTTTACAGTGCCCATTTATGTGGACCCCCATTTGGTTTTCTCTAATTATATACTAAAGCTGTGTGTCTGTCAAGTTTTGATCACTAAATTTTTGATAGCCGTGACAATCTTCAAGGTTTCTCACATATTCCCAATCTTTTGAAATCATGTGGGTAGTTGCGTCAAGAGCCCAAATATATTCACAAAAATATTTTTTACCTAGAAAGTCTGCAATTTTAATAAGTTCGCCCATACTTTTAGTCTTTTACGCATGGCCGAACGGTCTACTTTGCTTTCTCATAGTCGGCCATACATACTTTCTTTTCGTGGTTTTTGGCCGAACTATTCGGCTCCCAACCAGTCTTCCACAGTGTTCCGTACACATAAGCATTTGTCAATTTTTTTCCCATACGCTTTTGATCCGCTTCTTGCATTAATTTATTTTCAAGTTGCTTAGGCATGGTAAAATTATACTCTGGGTTCATGAGTGTGTCAAGTTATTGCACCTATTTTTTGTCAAACGCATTTAAATGGCTTATAAGCAACGATCTCATCTTGAGGTAGGGGTAGATATGGATTTGGGTGCGATCGTTGAATCTCCACCCCATGTCGTTTGAATTTGGGGTATTGCTGCTTGTCTGTCCCTGTGCAAAAATTGCTGTTTGGTGATTCCCGTGGGGTTCGTGCGAAAGTTATGATTATATACTAAACTACACTAACTTGTTTATATATATTATATTTATATTATACACCCCACTAGTTTAGTTATATAT